CGGGCTTTCGCCACGCAGCGCGTGCCGCGGCGTCTGAAGCCGCACATGTAGCACGTCGCGCGCCGGCACATCCTCAAGGCGACCGAACCGCGTCTCGACCACCTCATTGCCCCAAAGCGAATAGAAGACGCTGCCATCCTCGGCAATCTTCGCCGCCTGGCCCTCGCGCATCAGATGAAGCTGGTCGATCTCGCCGCGGTTGTTACGCAAGCCCAACGCAAAAGACTCGCCACGCTCGTATGCCCGGCGGGTCAGGTTCAGCATGAAGTCAGAGATCGATTGATAGTCGTTCGGGCGCCGCATGACACGCGAGAGCGCGCTGTTCGTCACCCGCTCGCGGCCGCCGTTGGGCAGAGAGCGCCAATGATCTGGCGCGCACATCGCCGACGTTTGCGCATAGCTCGAAATGCAAGCTTCGACCATCGCCGAGCGGGTGCCGTAGGGCTGCAGGTTGAAGCCGCTCTGCCACCAGTTGACGTAGCGACCCGCCGAGGCCGACAGCCACCCGCCAGAAAGCATGTAGGGTCCGGGCCGGTACTGCCCCTCGACCGCCCGCGCCCGGCCCCACGGCAACCGCGCGGTCAGCCAGTTCGCCATTAGAATTGCGCCCAGTAGAAGGTCGAGATGAGCGCCGGGCCAGCGCCGAAAACTTGTAGGCAGATCGCGTGACCCGGCGGTGTCTTTTCACCGGCCGCATAGGCGATGCGGTTGACCAGCACGCCGCTGGCCGGAACCGCCATCTGTGGAATTATGACGGTCCTGTTGGTGCCGCAGTCTCTGCCAGTGCCGGAAACAATCTGGAATTGCAGATCGCCCGGCGGGTCGGTTCCGGCACGGACGATCATATAACCGCAGAGGTAGATTCGCTTGTTCGGCATCGCAGCGACCTTTTCGGTCATGACCGCAGGCGCCGTGGTGATGTTGGTCCGCACCTGATCGCACATCTTCTGCGCCGACGCCGGCGCCGGCAGCAGCAGCAGCAAAGCTGCCGCCGCCAGAAATGTACGGATCATCGCGTGGTGTACCCCGGCCCCGACTGTGCCGGCCGCACGTCGCGTTGCTGCCGCTCAAGCGCCTCGCGTTCCCGCTTATGGCGGGCGTCCAGCGCATCGCGCTCGCGCTTCGCCGCCGCTTCCGGGGTTTCCGGCGGCTGCGCCGTCACCGGGTTGTATTCACCGCGTGCCATCGCATCCAGTTCCTCCTGGGTTGGCGTCGGCGGCGGCGGCGGCTCCTGGTGTGGTGTCGGCTGCTCGCCCTCGCGTGGTGTCGGGCTCGGTCGTGGTTGCGGCGGCTGAGTCGGCTGTTGTTCCGGTGTCGGGTTCGAGGTCTGTGCCATGTTTAACTCTCCACGATGTAGTTTGGCCCGCCCTTGTAGACGGCGACGGCAAACTCCCGCCGCGCCGCCTGCGCAACCGGCCACTGCCGGCTGCCCGAGCGTATCTTCAGGAACGCGACGGCCCGCAGCATGTCGTCCGGCTGCGTCAGCACGACGGCCGCGCCCGCGACGCACGGCACCACGATCTCGGTGCCGTCCGGGCGGAACAGGTCGTTGTAGCCGTTGCCGTCGCTCGAAATCTGAAACGACAAATTGGCGCCGCTCCAGGCGGCCGGCATGGTGAGGCGGATAATCTCCCCCGCGGTGCAGTCGATACCCGAGGAGAGAGATTGCCCGGCCTCGATGACCGGGCCGTTGAGCACGATCAGCGGCATCTACCAAGTAACCCCGGCGATGTACTGCACCATGCCGGTGCGCCGCATCGCCCAGGTCGTCGGCAGGATGAGCCGCAGTGCCAGTTGGTTCGTTTGGTACATGCTCTCGACGGGTGCCGCGACGACGTTCGGCGTGCCCGTCGTGCTGATGTTCGCGGGCGCCGTGTCCTCGATGTGTAAGGTCGCTTCCTCGCTCACCATGAACTCGGGCGTGCCCATGACGCTGACGAAATCGGCGGCGTCGATCATGTATACCGTGCCGGCCGGCACCACCGTCGACTCGATGATGGTCAGCCGGTTGGTGAACTGCTCGGTCCAGTTAAAGCCGGTGTTGCCCGGCCCCGGCGTCATCATCAGCCCCAGCGCCTGCGCCGGGTTGATCAGCATCACCAACCGCTCGCCGGCATTGACGTTGTAGAACGGCGCCGTCAACGCGCGCAGATCGCCCAGGATGGCAGCGTAACCGCCGCCGGCCGTTGCGGTGATCGCCGAGACGCCATTGATCAATCCCGCGGGCCGGGTGCTGCCGCTGCCGCCGCCCGCTACGTTGTCGATCAGCAGAGTATCGAGCATCAGCCCGGTGCGCCGGATGATCGCGTCGCGCACCAACCCCTCCAGCGACGGGTTGCTGTAGGTCGCGATTTCGCGGCTGTAGCGGGTGATTACACCGACTTTATGCGGGTAGAGGCTGATCGTGGTGAAGCCCATGCGGCGAACCGGAATAGGCTGCGCCTCGGCAACGAACGATCCCGCGATGTTCGGTGTCGCGGCCTCGCTCGGTATTTTGATGATCCCGGCATCCGGCCCGAATTGCAGCGAGGTGCCCTGCGCTGCAAGGCTCGGCAGGATGCGGCGCGCTGTGTTCGGTTGCAGCATCGCCTGTGTTGCGGTCTGCACCAGTTCCGCCGCCCACGTCGCCAACGTCGTCGAGGCGCCCGCTACCGCCGCGCGGGTGATGACGCTGGTTGCCTCATCGTCGGGATAGCGCTCGGCGAGAATGTCCTCGACCGCGCGGTGCTGGATGTACGCCCGCAGCATCGCCGCGCCCGCCCGCCAGAAGTATTCCTGCGGCTCGATCTCGCGCTGCTGAACGCCGAGCGGCCGTCGGATGACGGCCGGTGCCCGGATCTCCGATTGCTGCGCCACGGTGCGCGCCGCCAGCGACTTCTCGGTGCGCTCCAGCGAGGCCAACCGCTCCGTCACGGCCTCGATGGTGTCTTGAAGAAGTTGTGCCTGCTCCACGTCGTGGTCGGCGTCCTTGGTGTGTTCGGTAAGCTCGTCCCGTGCCGCGTTTAGCCTGGTCTGCGCGTCTTGAATCTGTTGTCCGATATTCATGGGAGTGTCCCGCCTTGCGGGTTTCATCACGGCATGCCCGCCGCTTTTCACCACTCCCGGCCTTGTTGCGGCATGCTCGCCGAAGGCCAGGTTCATGGTGTCGTCGCTGATGTTTAGCGATTTCGCGATTTGCAGCGCCGCCGGGTTGGCCGGCACGCTGACGATGCTGGTTTCGAGTAATTCCTGCCGGGTGTAGCGGGTGCCCGCCATCGGCCGCTTTGGGTCGATGGGCTCAGACTCGAGGCCGCGAAACCCGACGCTGGTCGCCCGCAGGATGTCCTGTTCGATGAGGCTGTTGATTTCGTCGGCGCGCTGCGAGGTGCCCTCGGCCGCCGGCACAAAATCCGCCACCAGGCGATTGTCCTCAACGCGAATATTCTTCCAGCGCCCAATCGGCTGGTTTGGCGAATGGTTGAACAGCGCAATCGGATTGGCGCGGAATGAATCCAGCAACCACCCATCCGGTTCGATGATGTCGCCGAAGCGGTCAACGGTGGCGTCGCTCAGCACATAGCTAAGCTGCCCGTCCACCTTGCCGGCGGCGGTTTTGCGTACCAGGGTCATAGGTAGTTTCCCGTAGGACCGTCAGGCGACCATTGCCATGACGTCGAGCGCGGTCTGCCGCGACCGCTTCGCCAGTTCCAGCGCGATCAGCATCGCCACCGCGCCGTCGACCCGCACGATGCCGCGCTTGTTGCCGCGCTCCTTGTCGACCTTGTGGTTGCCCGCCGGGTCGGTGATCACAATCGCCGACGCCACCGACGACATCAGCACCGGGTGCCCGGCGTGCCGCAGCCGCCCGGTCAGCGCCAATTCGGCGAACCATTCGACCGCCGGGCCCATGTCCTTGAAGCCCTGCCCGAATGGCTCCAGCGGCGCCGGGAAATTGGCGTCGACGTCATCGAGGTCGGCCTTGAAATCGTCGATCCGCCAGCGGTCGTAGCCGAGCACCTGAATTTCGAACTCGCGGCTCAGCTCCACGAGCTGCTGCGCGACATAGCCGAAGCGCACCGTCGCGCCCGGCACGGCGGTCATAAAGCCCTGCCCGATCCATTCCCGAAACCGCTCGCGCTCGGCCGGCTTGCGCGCCGCCAGTTGCCCTTCCGGCGTCCAGAAAAACGGCAGGAGATCGAAGCTCGGCTCGGGATCGTCGTCCGGGAACGCCAGTACCAGCGCGGTCAGGTCGTGTTTGCCCGACAGGTCAAGGCCGGCATAGCACTGGCGGCCGCGCAACCGCTCGCGGTCGATCGGCACCTCGCCGGTTTTCCAGACCGCATGCGACACGAGGCGGTCCTCTTCGCGCGAGTCGATCCGCTGGTTGAGCCGCAGATTGCGGAAGCTCGACTCGAAGGCCGGGATCAGCCGCGCCCGCTCGGCGGCTTCCCGCATCTCTCGCAGCGACAGGTATTTGCCGAGCGCCGGGTTGCAGGCGCGCCAGGTTGTCTCCGCAAACGGGTCGGCATCTTCCGGCGCCGCCAGGAGCTCGACATAGGTCGAACCGCCGGGGTCGCCGATGCCGCGGTCGATCAACTCCGAAAGCGGGTGGTCATCATCCGGCGCCTGGGTCGAGATGATGATGCCGAGAGCCTCTTTGCGCTTGCCGAGCCCGTTGATCAGGTTGTCGAGCAAGATGCGATCTTTCGCCTGCGCCAATTCATCATAGGCAAAAAGGGTCGGCGATAAGCCGTGCGCCCGGCGCGCATCAGCCGACAAGGCTTCAAAGGTCGAGCCTGTTTCAAAGTCTTCGATCCGCTTGTGGAACCGCTGAATATTCACGCGGGCGCCGAACTCGGGGACCGCGGCGATGATCGCTGCCATTTCCGCAAAGATTAGCCCGGCCTGCTGCCGGTCGATCGCCGCGGAATATACCTCTCCCCGCGGTTCCGCCTCCGGGCCCAAGAGATGCGCCAGGCACAGCCCCGCGATCAGCCCCGTCTTGCCGTTGCCCTTGGGTTCGCTCTTGATGGCAAGCCGACGCCGGCGCAGACCGTTCGGCTCGAGGTTGCCGTAAATCTCATAAACAAACCGCCGCTGTTCCGGCAGCAACTGCATTTTCCGGCCCGCCAACGGCCCTTTCGTTATCGGCAAGTACTGCAAAAACCGCTCAACCCGCTGCGGTCGCGACAAGCCCTTGCGGAGCCACGGCAACGCCACTTTTCGCGATCGAGCGGCCAGTTCCTCCGTTGCCTCGCGCCGCTTGCCCGCCTCGACGCCGCGCAATCCCATTCTGGACCCGGTGAGAGTTGGTGACTAAAAAATCGGCGTCGGAGTTTTAGAAAATTCTTTTTGACGG